TAACAGGAATGTCTAACGTACCTCCGCTTGGCACAGTATCAAATGGCAGTCCGTTTATGTCAATGGTTGCATCTGCGCAGGTATCGCTTGGCACATCTATTGTGCCTCCGCTTAATACTGAGCCATAAGGTAAGCCATCGCGTAAAACAGTTCCATCGGGTGCAATTATGGTTTCTGCACCGCCCGAAATAATCGAACCCGTGTCCAGCACATTGGCATCTTCATCGACAAGCGTATATGTCGCTGGTTGGCATACGCTACCGCCTAAAGAGGCCGTTACTACTATCGTTTCCGTAAGTATCGCGGTTGCCGTTATCATTGCTCATAAGCCGTTGGGCTATCTTCAACTATTGATAACTCTATTCCTGTGGCCACATCGCGCTTAATACCACCTTCAAAATCAATATCCGTAAATGATGCCACCACCTCCAATAGACAAGGGTCGTTTTTGAAGTTTAGCGTTTGCGTATTTGCGCGGTCAAAATTTACGCTCACAATACCGCCAGCATTGTTGACCGTAGTTATTTCGCTATCTGAAAGCAGCCATCTTTGAATGATGCGCTTAGGAAATTGATATACCAAAATTTCAAGGTCGGCAAGCGTTGAAATGGTTACAGGCGTTCCATTGCCTCCCGTAACCGTAACCTGAATTACCCTGTCGGACTTTCTAACTATAGCCATTATATAATAATATATATGACCGAGACAGTTACGTAACTATCGCCAGCTAAAGGGTCTCCAGTTTGAACTTTATAAACCAAATCGCAGTCGGAAAGTATCTGCGACTGGGCATTACCAACGGATGTAATTATTACTCCATTTTTTACGCCCGTTGCTGTTCGCCCTAATATATCACAAGTATACATTGGCACATCCGAGCCATCATAACCTAATTCAACGATAGTATTAGTAGTGTATGCCGTAGTTCCGTAACTGAGTGAAAAAACGGGTGTTGCTACTATGCCAATACTTTGGCCAGCCTGACGTGGTATTGAAAGAATTATGGGCGTTGTGTTGCCCGTTAATACAGCAGCTGGTGCTATTATTTCGGTATGAAATTTAACCGATTGACTTGCGCCACTACCAATTTCGGCCAGCTTCAAAACATTAGGCAGCATTTGAGCCAAAGTGACCTGAGTCCAATAGATACCCTCAGCAGGCGTTTCACCTGAGAACGTGCCAGCGAAAACCGCTTGCCAAATGCGCGAATTATAGCCCACAAATTTTAAGTATACATCTGAGGACGTCCCATCGTATGTTGTAGCAGGATTATACGCATCCACGTTGTCGCCATTCACCACGTCTTGAATTGCGCGATAAATATCAATTACACGGTCGTCCCATTCGGTGAATGTTAACTCCGCATTTTTGGTTGTCATAGGTGGATAAACCTCCTGACGTAAAACCATTGCATCCAAATCATTTAATGCGCTCATATCGCTTTCATTCTAAAACCGTGACCATTATTTTTGCGAACACCCTCACAATAAAGAGGATAAACCGCTGAGTAATTGCAAAGAAAATCCCTTACCTCCGTTTCGTATACTTTCGCACCGCTGCGAGTTTGGGCTATCATTTGAGTTAGCTGCGTTCCGCTTATCCTTTCGCTATTTTCTAACGTCTTTTGAACAAAACCGCTATTTGTAGACTTAACTCCATTCACGACCAAAAGGCGAGCGTAGACATAGTATTTCAACGCCATTTTTAGCCCCGAAAAGTAGATGGCATCTGCCTCACCGTTTGGAGTGTATATCTTGCCATCTAGCAGCTCAACATATTTCACCGCTGTCAGGTTGTTCATCATGTCCAAATACATAGCCGCACCAATTATGGGCTTAATATCGAACTCCTGAGCCTCCGTAATTATCGGGTCAATATCGCGGTCGTCCAAGTTCTGAGTAAGAAATTTGTTTTCCGTGAAATCCGTTATGTTGATAAGGTTTATCATAGGATTGGGGACGTTTTCATGTCCAACGGTTTAATTTTGTAACTGCCACCAAAAGTATCGAATAATAACCAGTCAAATGTTTCCTCTAAAATTGCCCTTTCATCTCCAGTCATACGATTATAGAACGAAACCGCATCATCTAACTGAGCCGACAAACCAAGCGAACCAGCAACCGCATCCAAAAACACCGTAGGTATTGCAAACACTTTACGGATATTATCTTGCGTGCTTTTCTCATGATACTCAAATAGCGTATCGGTATTTTGATGCGTAAAAGGTATCAGTTCGGGCTTTTGCTCAGGCGTGTCAATATCCAAAAGCATAAGTCTATTGAAATTGTCTGCGCCTTGAAATTCCTTTAGCTGCTCCACTAGGCCATCTGAATCATTATTATCGCCCTCAGCTTGTCCGTAACGAACCATCATGTGCGAAGCCATAAACGAACCGCTTATGTTTCTGTATTTGAATAGCTTTATTTGGCTGTCTGTTTCAATATCCTCAAGTTCGCTGTCAAAATGAGACAACGGATAAGCAACGTCACCACCAGCCCCGTGGTAGTAGATTTGCCCTTTGTAGTATTCAATTCCACCAGCCGCTTCTATTTGCTTTTTTACCGTTTCGGGATCGGGATTGTAAAGGTCTATAAAGTCAATCTTTGCTTTATCTATTCGCTTGTCAATTTCGCGCCCCCAGTCATTATAGACCGCAATTGAATTAGGCTCTCTATTTTTGTCAATTCCAATCCTGCAATGCGCAAAAGGAACATGGCTAGAAGTTGTTTCTTTGCCCATTATGTCGTAATTTTTATGGACAGCAAACCCTCCGTGCATTGCGAAATCATAGGCGCATCTGCGGAGTAGCTTGTCAGCGGTTAATCGGTCACCATCTACAACCGTTGCGCCTAAAGCGGCATCGGCAAAGCCTGTACCGTTGATAAATTTGAAATAGATGTCAATGCAAGTGATGGCAACGCCCGACCCGTTAACAATGTCCACAACCCTTTGGGGATAAGCGTTGTCAATGTCATAGTTGATAATCCCCAAAGACTTGTCGTCCCTACGAATTATGCGCTTTTGAATCTTGGCGATGTTGATTCTCATTATTCAGTAACCTTCGTAGTTATCGTTTCGGCAACTTCGCCCGATTGATTATCAGCGTTAACATCCGTTACTTCCTCCGTTACGGTTTCCGTAATTTCGGGCGCAACTGCTTTAGGCTTCCTGCCTCTTTTACCCTTTGGCTTTTCAACGCCATCTAATTCGGCAAGCAAAGCATCGCCATTCACAAATGAGCGTGAATGTCCTGAGTTGGCTTTTACCATCTCTACTGCCACATCGTCAGTAATGTTTGCGACTGTATAGTGAGCGTGATTAAAGTAAACCAGCGCGTTCGGTTTTAGTTTGTATTTGCGTTCCATAGTCATCAATTTTAACTGTGTTTCGGTTAACCCTTTCAATTCAAATAAGGCATCCAATATGCAACTTTGACAAGTTCCCTGCCCTACCTTTTTTCCCGTTAATTCTTTGTGAACTGCTAGGAATTTCACCACAACTGGGTGCGCCTTATCAATTTGACCTTTGGGGACAACAACTAAAGGGCTGACCTCTTCGAGTAATGCTTTTAATTCTAGTGGTGTCATGCTGCGAAGTTACAAAAAAAAAGCGGTGTCATGTTTCCACGCACACCGCCTTTTTTTATTTCAATTGATTAGGTTACACTAGGCCGTTTACCAGCGCAAGAGTAGTAGCATAATCGGTATCCCACAATGTGTGCGGCAAACTTGAAGGACGGCTAATTTCATCGTTGCGAATCAAAAGGTTGTATGCACCTTGTGTTTCAGCATCTGCCAAAATACGCTCCAATTCCTGCAACCGTAGGCCTGTTTCAAGACCGTAGATTTCAAAGGCTGAATTACCGTCTAATCCCTTCCTGTTATTTTGAACGATTGCTACAACCAACGCCCCGTCTAATTTGCCTAGTTGCAATTTTGCATCGGGGCTATTGTCAAAGCATTTGAATCTCACCTCGTGGTCGTATCCGTTAACGTAACGGCCTTTAACCATTGCCGAACGTGGCTCATTTGAGTTGTTCACGCCTTCATACTCATACCCAACTGCTGGGGCTGTGAGCGTGATGTTGGTAACGATTATTGGGTTAACGTTGTCGTATGTAACGTTTCCGTCAATGTCGGCATAGTTTATAAGAATAAGCCTATCGTTCACACCCCCTGTTGGAGGATATGCGCAATCGTAGGCAATCCCTGCTGTGATATTATCGCAAATTGGCATGATTTCTTTTGTTAAAGGTTAATACTAATAAGCAACTTGAACCAAGTAGTCTTGCAACACTTTTGCATCTAGGTTAGCACCGAAGTCAAAGTATGTTTTCTTGTCTTTTTTGTCAACAAAAACGTCTACTTCTGAAAGCGTACCCTCTTCTTCTGTTCCGAAAGCAATGTTAGCTTTAGTAGTCAACAAAGCGCGGTGTGGAAGGTAATAGTTCAATTCGCTCGCAGCGTTACGTTGGTAACCTTGAATCATACGATCCCAAAAGCTATAAGCGTAGATAGTAACACCCATTCTTTTAATCACCATTACACCGTCTTGGATGTACTCAAATGCTACAGAAAGACCGTTGTTTGCTCCAGCTTCCAATTCACGAACGTACTGGTCAGCTACTGACTGAGTAACGATGATGATTTTGTCTGCTTTATCGCGAAGACGGAAATCAGAATTAAAGACCAAGTTTTGAAGCGTATTAGTTACAACTCGGTTAGTTGTATCTGTTGAATTGAACGCTTGCAATGCAAAAGTAGACTGTGCATTTTTGGTAGTCAAGTCGCTTGTTCTACGAGCAGGAGTTGTAGCAACAATTGCAAAAAGTTGTTTCCAAATGCCATCAAAAGCATCCCAACGCTTGGCAACGAAACCAGCCGTTACAAATATACCACCACCAGCGGTGTCATCTGCTGCCGTGTCACCAAACCAAACAAGGCGATGGAACATTTCAGCAATCGCATCTTGGTAACGCTCAACAAAGAAAAGAGCAAAATCAGTATTGGTAAGGTCGCCTTTTTGAACACCATTCTTCAAACCGTAAACAAAGAAAGTTTCAAGCAAATTGTCGAAACACTCGCTAAAACGGTCATCAATGTAAGCAGGCTCCCAGAATTTTTCTGTATTTTCAATAGCCGCATCATTCTCGATTGGAGAACAGCTAGACGTATCGTGCTTTTGTCCTACCAAACCTGACAAAATTCCAAGAAAAGCGATTTGCTTCTTGGCTTTGATGCCTGTGTAGATAGTAAGGAACTCGGTCATCGCAGGTTTTGCGTACACATCTTCCATTATACCCTCTGAAAGGGCTTTTATTTCTTCGCCATTAAAGGCTAAGTCTGCTGGGTTAAGGATTGCCATTTGATTTGATTTGTTTGATTGGTTAGTTATTATTTTTTAGCCTTACGCGCGGCAAGGGCTTCTTTAATTGTTGAGTAACTTGAAACCTCTTTTGCAGAATCAACTACTTGCTTTTTGAAAGCCACTTGTTGTGCTGCTGGTTTGTAAGTAGATTGCAATTTTGCCACTTGAGCAAATTCCTTTTGCAATTCAGCAAATGCAGTTTGTTCTGCTTCGCGTTCTGCTTTCAAAGTAGCTAGTTCAGAAGCTAATGCCTCAACATCAACTACCTCTACTTCGATGATTTCAGTAATAACACCATCAACGGTAACTACTTGTAACCCTTCGAAATTATGAGTTGCATCGGGTACTGGATTGCCCTCAGCATCAATAACCGCATCGCCAACTTTAGGCATATCTTCCTCAGTCACTACGACTACAGGAACGCCCTCGATTGTGGTTAGATCTAGTGATACTGCTTTAACAGGTTTGCCCGCGATAAGCGAAGCGATTTGAATGCGCATTGCTGCGATTTCTTCTTTCAATGTTGCCATGATTTCAGTTGATTGTTTTGGTTTAATTAGAGCAACCGCTACGGTTGCATTTGTTACGATTTCAGAAGCGAACCCAAACTCCACACATTGCTCAGGGGTTAACGCTGTTTCCTGTTGCATAAGCAATTCAAGAGCGGTCTTATCCATTCCTGTAGCCTTTGCGTAGTTGCTCACCATTTCGGCTTGCGTATGTCCTATTTCAGTAGACATACTTGCCAACTCGTCTTTGTTCAATGCGATGCCGCGTTGAAATGAGAACATTGGTTGGTGAATTAGATATGACGTTCCTGCGGCTACCTTCCTACGCTCAATCGGTACGGCCAAGTGAATCTCGGTAGCAATAGAAGCGCATTGAACCTCAGCTAGCGTATGCACATTGGGAAGTGATGCGAGGTATTGGGCTATTTTGCGACCTGAGTCCACTGAGCCGCCCTGACTTGTAATATGGCAAGTAATCTTTTCGGCATCAGCATTTCTGCGAACCTGAGATATTACGTCTTGTAATTCAACACCGCTGACATCTACCGTTCCATCCTCTTTATAAGATGACCCGATTTGACCTTCGATGTAGATATGCGCTTCCATGTGGCGGCAAAATTCCACACGGCAAAACAGGATTTTACTATTCGTTTATTGGTGCGGTCATTTTGCGCAATGCAACCCATACAACGTTGTCGCTCAAGTCAAATTGGTCTGCTGTTCTTTTAACCGCCTGCGTTTTATTTAACCCCGTTTGGCGATGGGCTAAATAGGTGAGGTAAATATCCTTATCCCTTAGCACAGTCCACGATATAAATCCGCCCTTAAACAGTTCAAACAATTGACCGCTTTTGTCAAGTTCTAAAATCAGTTCATTCATAGTTGTAAATTCTGCTCGGTTCTAACTTGCCTACCTTGTACGCTTTGAAATTCTTCAATCACTAAAACAGGCTGTGACATACTCATTTGGGCTGCCATCATTGCCACCTGTTGATTCTCCCGTATCATTGAAGAACTGGACATGGCAACCCCACCCGTTGCGAATTTACGCACCAAACCGCCCGATGCAAAGCCTTCGCCACGATACCAATCAACACCACCACCAGCCGCGTTCAAAGATGAAAGCAATGGCGCAAATCGTCTAGTCGTTTCCGCATTATTTACGCTTTCGCCATTTGATAGCATAGCTGGAATTGAATCACTTGTTCCACTACCAGCACCCGATACAAATCCACCCGATGCAAATGCAGGCGGTGGCGGTGGCTGTTGGCTTGCAATCAATGCTATTTGAGCCGCTCCCGTAACGCCAGCAAGCGCGGCAAGCACAAAGCCAGCGTAAGGCGTTGGATTGGAAATCTGTGCCATTACTGCCGTTGCCGTGTTGGCTATTGCCATTGCTATCTGTAATGCCTGAGCAATTTTGAATTGTTCAACTTCAAGTTTGTATTTGTCCCTTGCCGCCTTTTGCTCTATTGTTTTTATTCTAGCAGCCTTTTGTTCTTCGGATAATGTGCTGTTATTTATGGCCTCTATTTCCGCATTTGACTGAGCATCAATTTGAGCAATTTTAGCTTCAAAGATTGCCTTAGTAGCTTGGTCAATTCCTGACAATATCTGACTAACATTATCCAAATGGGTTAATGTTTTTTCAATTTCTTCGTCTGACAAACCGAGCATATCGCCTATCGTTTTCGGCTTTTCTTCGGGATTGGCAAGTTGGTTCTGTAAACCTGCAATTGCTCCTTTGATTAAATCGATATTCGCTTTTTCTTCGGCCGTCTTTTCCTTGTCCACCATTGCCAGTTGTTCCATGATGGCAAGTTTCTGAGCAAGATAACCCAAAGCAATTTCTCCTTTTTTAGTAGCTAAATCCGTTTCGTTTTTAATTGAGTTTTCGGCTGCTTGAATTTCTACTTGCTCTTGTAATCCAAGCAGTTCGATTTGCTTAGTAAATGCCTCGCTATCCTTTGCTATTTTTTCTGCTCTTGCCGCATCTTCAATCTTTTTTACCTCTTCATTTATAAATGTAGTTATATCAACTTCCTTAATACCAGCAGCCCTTGCCGCGTTTGCTCTTTTGCCTATGTCTAATAGTTGCCTGTCAGTATCATCCATTTGCTCACGCATAAAGTCCTCAGCGATTTTCCTCAAATCATCAGCTTGCTTTTTAGCAGCTTCTTTTTCTTTGGCATCAATAGCCTGTTTCTTTTCAAATTCCTTTTGCCTTTCTTCATTTGCCTTGTCCGATTCTGCTTTTCTTTTATCAGATTCTTCTTTGCGAATGTTCTCAATGTCATTTGCAGCAACCTTTTCTAAATCAACTTTAAGCTTTGTTTCTTCCGCACCCGATGTTTTTATTTCTTCAAGTTGGCGTTTAAGTGCTAATTTTCTTTCAGCTATTTTCCTTTCTTCTGCGTTCTTAATTAACGCCACGTTTGCATCCTCTTGTGCCTTAATAACATCAGTTAATTCTTCTGCTCTTTTCTTTTGATTCTCGTTTATTTTATCAGCTTTGAAATCAGTTAAACCAAGAAAATCGCTAAAAGCCTTAATTTTATCGGTAACCATTTTGACGGTATTACCAATTGCAGTAATAACATTTCCAACAAGACCACCCGATGCTTTTAACGTGTCAAAATTTGCTATCAAAGATGAAACGGCCGCAACTATCAAAGGAATCCCCAATGTCATAAAAGCCGCGCTTAAACCTTTAACACCCCCTCCAGCCGCTTTGAAACCTGTAGTCGCTCCATCCAGTCCTTTTTTAAGTCCTTTCAGTCCCGGTACTGCGCCCGAAATGGATACCAACGCTGTCTTTATTGAATTGGTATAATTGCCCACGTTACGGGTATTATTTCCTACCGCGCTTTCGTTTGCCTTCAATTCATCGCTCAAGGCGCGAATCCTTGCACCCATCTTTTGGCCGCTTTCGGTACTTGCTTGCTCTGCTGTTGTTAGGTTGTTGTATTGAACCGTAAGCAGCGACAATTCGGCCTTTAGCCGCTCTTGCCCTTTCACCGTTTCAGATGCCAGCGTGTTGGCCTGTTGCACCACACGAAGGTCACGGCTACGCTCTTGGGTTAACGCCTTAATTGCGGCCGTAGTTTCCGCATCTTGCACACCGCTTGCCTTTTGTGCTTCGCGAAGTTTAGTGATTTCAGCGGTTAATCGGTCTGCGTTGGCAATGCTGTCTTGTACTACTTTTGAATCTATGCCAATTTTGACAAGTACTTCATATTTTTCAGTTGCCATCTTATAAGCGTATAAACGTGCATTTGGTTAATTTGTCCTTCACATAGTTGCTCACTTTTTGCCAGTAGAAATAGCTGCCATGCTGTGAAATGTAAACGGGAATAAACGGGTTATAATTTACTACGTCTGAAATTTTCAGATTCATCAAACATTCAAGCGTTTTGCCCCGATAAGACATTGCAATTACCGTTTGATAAAAGCGGTTTATTAGGTTTGGAAAATCCAAGCTACTCAGGTTGCCAGCCTCAGCGAAATACGCAAAGGTCAAATCGTCCGTTGGGTAATCATAAGGTGCTTCCGCTGCTCGGTTAAAATTCACGTTGTACGGAAACGGGTCTACTCTTTTAGTCAATAGCAATCTGTGAGTGATACCATTGCTAGGGATAGCCTCAGGGTTAAAAATTGGCACGTAAGGCGCGGCAACTGAATCAAACCTTTGACGGGTCGAAGTAGCTGCGAATAATGAAACCTCGACATATTTGCTTTCGGCCTTTAACGTCTGGTCGTCTACATTGATATACCCAATCGCATCATAGCTAGTAATGTCATCGGGCTTATATGCCAGCGAATTGGTTTGAGCAAAGCCATCAATTCCGTAGGTTATCTTTTGCTTTCGAACGTCGATATGGTCACTCAAATCAATGGCCGTTGGTATGTTTTCCTGCACCGAATCATACCGCCTAGCAGTTACCACCTTAGTCACCTCATTCACATCGTAAATCCATTGAAACACCTTTGAAAGGTCTTTTAGAAAGTCGCCCTGTTTCATGTCAGGAACGGGGACAAGGCCGTTAAAATAGTTGTTTGGAAACGATGTAGTTATATCTGTATTGGCAAGCATAACCGCATTTGTGACGGTATAGCTGCTGCCAGCTTTGATAAAGAAATTCTGAAGATTTACAGGGTTAACTGTAGCGCGAAACCATATTTCATTGCCGAAAATGCCCACGTCAAACGTCATCGTTATAGTGAACGTGGATACAGGAGTGATAGAGTTAATACCGCCAACATTGACGGTTGGGCTGCTAACGATTGAAATGCCTGAGTCATTGGTCACCTCAACATCTATTTGCACCGTGTTAAAATAGGTTGTCTGAATAAATAGCAAGTCGATTTCAAAGGTAACGGTAATCGTACACGGGTCTGTTAGATTAAATCTAGAGCTTCCATTTAACCCAATAAGAAATGCAAATTCAGCCGTATAAATACTTCCATTAGTTGGTATTAGCGGAGGCGTAGAATCAAAAAGGACTAACTGCGGGCTATTAATTGCCACCTGAGTTACCGTACACAAATGATGGCTCATATCCTCGCCTCGGTTAGGCTTGCCATTAAACACAATTAGATTATTGTAAATGTCCTCAGCTACTAAGTCGGTAACAAAGGTGTAGCCTTGCTCACCAAAGATTTTACCTATCAATGTTTTGACGTGGAATGATGGCAGCAACCTAGCTGTGTGAACCGCGTATAAATTCGTTCCATACGTTCGCATAGTAGAATCAACGCCCTCCAAATCACTTTGCTCAAATACCGCATAAACGTAGCCATCTGTATTATTGCGGTTGTCAAACGCATTTAGGTTTGTCCAAAAGTGACTATACTCCACTAAGTCCAAATCCCTTAGATTTAAATTCCGTATAAGGTCAAAAAAGCCTCCGTTACCTCCCACCACTTGCAAGCTAAAATTGTTAGCCGAACTTTTAACGATTGAATAACCGTTTGTGATTGTTTCATAGCCCTCTTGAATCATTGTTGCATCAGTCCTCCGATACGGGATTAGGCTATCAGTCCCGAATATGTGGGCATTATCCAACACCGCTTTGTTATTGGCGGTCAAAGGTATAGTCACCTCGTTAGTGCCATCGGCCATAACGGCAACGAAGTCACCAACCTTTGCCGCTTGCCTAGTTAGCGCAATAGTTTCACCACTATTTAAGTCTAGTGGTCTGTCGCCAATCTTTATGATTAAATTGCTCACAGGCTGGATGTATATTGCTTAGGAAGTATAATGTCAAATTCCAATTTATGCCTGCTTTCGCCTGTGTCAAATATCTTGTAGCTGCCATCCTTCACAATTACTTGCACGAAGTAATTCCCAACGAATGCGTAGACCAATGCTGAAGAAAGAACGCCACTAATGCCAATAACTTGCTGGGTTGTTAACTGCTCATATCCTAAATTGACCACAACAAGTAGTTCCTTATTCAGTACCTTTTGGTTTGAGTTGGCAACTTGCAGATAATTTACCACAGGCTCAAATTGATCAACGTCTGAAACGCTTGCGCTATACTCTTGATGCCTTGAGAATACCCAAGTGTCCATGCCGCCTAATGAGTTCAGCCACATCAACTGCAATGGATCTTGAGGCATACAATCTAGGTAATCTATTTCTTTGATTTCTGTAACTATCATTATCCTGCGTTTTTAGAAGCCCCATTGTACGGAATACCTCCTACTCCAATATACCCATCTGTTTCAGCTGCGCCATCTTCAAGCCATGCCTTAATGATTTTTGTGCCAGCATTCGGGGCGCGAAGTATCATATTGTTTACATAATGCTTTTGGCTGACAATTAACGTAGTGCTTGTTTCTGAGCCAACGTCAACACCGTTTATATCCGCATCCTGTTGATGACGCTCCAAAGTAATCCCGTCAAAGTCCTCATCGTAAATAAAGGACAAAAAGAACGGAAATCCATCGAAATACGTAGGCCGCTGAAACATCGTTAAGAACTTAGCCTCAGCAAATTCCAAGTTTTTAGGAACAAATTCTTTCAGGTTTTGACCGATTCCACTCATGCCGCTAGCAATGTTTCCATCTATCTGTTTCGCAGCAGAAAGCCAGTAGTACTTTTCTTTAACAATTACCTCAGGAGAAGTAACATCCGTAGTTATTTCTTCGCTTACGTATAGCCACGATGCACCATATCCAATTCTAAATGAACCCGAAATACCTTTATTTGCCTTGTTAATTGTTTCTTGCGTTGGGTCTGCCGTAGTGTTTAGTTGTTTGCGCAATATTCCCGATACGTCCGCAATTAGTAGCCCAGTGCTATCGGGCGAAAGTCTTAACTCATCTATCAGCACATTGGTAACGCCATCGTATATTTTGATATACGCTTTGAAGTTCTGCAGCCTATCCACTAGGTTAACCCATCCAGTGCCACCAACGCCAATGTAGGGTGTGTCAAGTACAATGTATTCATTCGTTACGCTAAACACCGTGTAAATGCCTTGATACACTCCGCTGTTAACGTAAATCCTATCCCCAGCCAAAACAAATACAGGCACGGTTACAGGGTCGCCTGTAGTTCTTACGGTCGGCTTTGTCGGATGGTATGCTGGACGTATTCCTGTAGAGTTAACCCCGTAATCGGTTCGGGTTAATTCAAAAAGATATGGGTTCGCAAGGGCTGTCCATCTTGAAAACTTTACAGACGATGCAAATAGCTTTTCGGGCTTGCGTGTGATTAGAAAACTCATTGTAATTCTTTGATTATACCACTCTTGAACTCGGTCATTTGATACACGACCAAAGGCTTAATTAACGCATCAATGTCTAGGTTATCCGTAACAGATGAAAGCGGTTTATTTAGCTTTGTTTTCCATCCGTTTTTATGAATGTGCTTAGTGATGGCGTAAACAATGCCTAGCTGTGCTTTGTCGTCCAAATTGGTAACGATTCCGCGAATTACCGCCCACTCTTTTATGGCCTCAAATAGCGTAGGGTCGCCAGCTTCTGCTCCTTGTCTAGTCGGTTTACGGCCATATTCTGCCGTACCAATACTTCGCAATGCCAACACCTCTAAAGTGTTTTCGGTCGCCACGTAGTGTATACTGTCGCTAGTGCGGCCGCTTGCTTTCATCGGTGCTATATTCGCCCGAAATTGCCCTACTAAGGTCTTGCCTAATTGTTCAAGAAGCGGTTTCTGTATGCTCATCTTCGTAGGCTGTAAAGGTAATGCGATAATTCTCTGCAGCCTTCGGGTCTTTGTGCGTTTCGCGTTGAATTTCGCCTAGTGGTTTGTTTCCGTAGGTTAGCACATAACCGTTAGGCATAGCAATGCGCCCTATTTTCTGAACATCGCTTTGGATTAGCGGACGATCTAAATGCCCTTCAAGTATTTGCCTAACCGCCTCCATCTCGATTTTACGCGCTTCTTCTGCTACGTTACGCATAACCATACTAACGGCCTTAACTTTTGCGGCCTCGAAATCCTTTAGCTTCTTTTTGCTATGTGATTTGCCCCCTTGCTTTGAATGTGTTACACGCATACGCTGTCTGAGTTAAGTGGTGTTGCTGTGAATGTTATAAATATGCCCGATGCGTTGGCATCCAATTCGTTAAACGTATCGGTCGTTTTTACGTTGTCAATTGACTTAAAAATATGCTCACCATACACATTTTTGGCTGCCTTTAATTTAAGAACGAACTGCCTGCGTAGGTCACGCATTGCATCTATTGTGACCCGATGCTGCTCAGGTGTGTATGCCAATTCGGTACGGCTTAAAAATAGCATAAACAATGGGTAGCTGCTATCTACTAATCCCCCCTGTCTAAAGTTGTCATCGCTAGTAATCGGCTCAACAAGTATCACACATGGAAACCTCTTTTCATCTGCCTTCAAATTTGCCCACGATTTGAACCCGTGAATGAAATCGGGCTTTGGAGTTAAATCCAAAACCACCGATTCAATTATGCTGACAATGCTGCTCATTTCTTCTTGTTCAAAATCTTGTTCAACTTCCTTTGGTAGGCGTTTTCATCTGCTGCATATTGCAATTCTAAAAGCACCTTGTTGTAACTCCAACGGTATACATCTTCATCACTACAATGGTGTCGCAAAGATATGCCCCTAACCAGTCCAAAAGTACCATATTTTTTGAAGTCAGAAATACCAGCTTGCCATTCTTCGCTTTCGTATTCCGCAGGCTTAATTGCAGCCTCAGCCTTTGACATCTCCGCAAGTTGGCTAGATATGTATTGACCAGCAGCGGCAACCGCAATAAACGGCTCATTCAGAAGGCGTAAATAGCAGTCCTCAATATCCTTGTCGTCTATATCATTTGCGCAATAAATGGCAACCGTTCGCCCGATTAGTTCCGTATCAATTAGCTTTAACCTTGCCAGCCCTTCCACGTTTACCTTGCGTGCAAATTCCATGCTTCCTAATGATTTAGGTTTTGGGAGTGATAATGTCCATTCATCTAGGCTAGGCATCTCACCTAGTGCGTTAATAGGCCACACTATCGCGGCAAGTTGCATTGGTATAATGTTTTTGCACACCTCCAAGTCTAAATCACTAACGGCCGCAAGTATTTCAGCATCTGTTTTGGCCGAATGTAATTGAATCGCTTGCTTTAGTGTAATCTCATTCCACTCAGCAGGAATGTTAACAGGTTGGCCGTTTATCGTTATTGCTGTTTTCAAAATTGAATCGCTCTAAATGGCTTAAATGATGGTTTGATGGTTAGCATCATCTCAACGTAACGCATCGCATCTATGGCGTGGTTGTGGGCATCAATAGGCTTGTTGATTGTATTGCCGTCCTTATCGGTATCCCAGCAATAAGCGTTCAATTCCTTTTTGATATTCGCGCTTCTTTTCGTAACTTGAAATGGCTGTCCTTGCATTATGCTTATCCCGAAAGCAATACTATCTGCGCCTTTGGTTACAGGCTTTAGATTGAATCCGTAGCGGTTAATTTCATCAATGCTCTTTGGATCTGCGCAATCAGCATAGCCCTTGTCCTGTTTGCTTATTCCGTTTGATTTGAGTAATGCCGCAATGTCACCATTCAGCAGGCCTGTTTGGTAAATCAACTCATCGTATATTCTTTGGCCGTTGTATTCGTAGGCTGCAATGCACGTTGTCGCGTCTAGGCTATACCCAAAGTCCATTCCAAATCCTACCATTTTTGCGCTAGGTGGCACGCTTTCTATTTCGCTCCAGTCGCTGAATACCACGCCCTGCAATGCCCCTACTTCGCCCAGTCCATACACACGCCAAATGTTCGCCCAATAGCTATTCTTAACGCTGCCATCCTCATTATAGCCTAATCTTTTGTAGTTAAGTATTTCGTTCCGCTCATCTATTCCAAGCAGTTCGTTATCCTCAAAGGTTAGCTGTAAAAAGTCGCAATCTTCGCGGCCAATTACCTCAGTATCAATAAAGAATTTAGCATCGGGGTTATAGTCGCTTATTACCTTGCCAGCCCTTGTAGCAACCTGCCTGTAGCTTTCCGAATCGCATTTGTTAACCTCATTAAAATACACAATGTCTGAGCGTAATCCTTTACCAACATCCTGTTTGTCCAGCCCTATGAATTTGATGAAAGAACCGTTTGCAAATCTGTAAAGTGTGCCAGCTATAAACCGTCTTTCATCGTAAATGCCTGCCAGCTTCATAACCTTTACAAAGTCCTTTATAACCGTCAGGCGCATCTTGGTCAACTCCGCGCTAATTATTAGAATCTCTTTGTCGGGCTTGCTTGCGGCATGGTTAATCAGTAAGATAAGAACGCTTATTGTTTTGCCTGCACCTTGACCGCCCCGAATTACTTTGATGCGTTTCTTTAGCCCTGCAATTTTACGTAGTGCCGTTGTCGATTGAATCATCTAACGGGTCAATGTTTAGGATAGTATGCGTATTTGTGTTGTTGTTTTCGGTCTGCTCTTTTAGGCCGTTCAAACGCTGAGTAATGCTTGCATTGTAGTTGCCAAGTAGCCCTCCTGTTATTTGGTCTTCGCGAATTTGACGCTTAATGTGTGAACAGATAGTAACAAACTCATCGTAATATCCTTGTTTATTATCAAAGTATTGATTAACACATCCGTAATTCTGAAAGCAATACACCTCAAAGCCATCCATTGTTAAAGGTAGTTTTGGATAATCTTCTACCCTCATACCTTCTTTGCCTACATACTGAATTTTAGGCCACTCTAAAGCCTTTGTAAGCAAATGCTTACGGTAATTCTCCCAAGCATCAAACAACTCTTGTTCTGTCTTAAATATCCTTGTTGGGTGCATTGTCGTTTGTAATCAATTTACAAAGGTAGTTATTTAAGGCTCAACATCTTTAGCAACCGTCACAAACTGCCCTTTATTGTTTCGCTTACGTCCTGTGAACGTGCGTGCAGTCAGGTGCTGGATGGTTTCCTTAGCGGCTTTTAACTCCCGATCCTTCGCATCATATTCCTTGTCAGCATCCTTCAAATCGGCCTCAAGTTTCTTTGATACTTCGACTTCAATTTCGTAAAGTTTCCGCAGCGTGGTGATTGCCTTAATCGAAATTTCTTTGTCGTACAACAGGTCGGCTATCCTCTCATCCTTTTGGTGGATAATTGCAAACAGCATACCACACGCAAGCGTTAATGTGGCTGCGATAAATATTGGAATAGTTAGAATTATCGGGTTCATTTTACGTTAGTTTTCGATTGGTTCGCCCGCTAATTCGTGACCTTCAAGAATGTATTTAGCTACTTCATAAGCTGAAACAAATGAATCATGCTCTTGAATGTTCCAGTACGTTGTTGGAGTTTGCTTTTCTACTATCCACGTTTCAGCTACGCACAAAAGCATACGTGGGTCGTCCGTTATGTATATTTCCGAGTTAGCATCTTGGTGGCTACATGATAACAAGAATACTATTTTATTTACATCAAATGGTAATAGTCCTCTAATTGAACTAGATATTGCATCAATATCATCTAAGACCGTTAGTTCAATTGGTTCTTCACTATTTAATTCGTGGTAATCTATTCTAACTGTGTCCATTTTGTTTGTTTTTAGTTTTCTTTTGTGAATTGCCACCCATCCCAGTTATACCCAACCGTGAACGCGGTGCTGCCTTGCGTTTTTAGCGTGTGATATGGAAATCTGTGCAACGTGCAGAAATCCCTAAACGTTCCCGAATGCTTAACCGTGCGCCCGTCAAAGTGAATAGCCGTGTAACGTGTTGGCTTGGCACGTCCTACGACCTTAACACCCTTTAAAACGTCTGTGATGTGAGAATAGTTACTCATTTTCTTCTACTACTTTAAACAAGCTTGGTTTGCTTAGAATGAATGCTTCACTCCAATAGTCACCATTTTGTTTACTACCAAACTGCCGCCCCAATTTGTGCGATTCAAACATTACCAGCTTGGTGTCCTTTGGGATTAACGGATGCGAATCGGTCAATACTATTGCGTATGTTTTCATTTGTCCTCAAGTGCTTTAATGCGTTCATCTTGAATCAGGTTATACTCAGCCGCTTTCAAAAGTGCTTGCTCCAAACGGTTAACCCGTTCGCGAAGTAGCCCGCGCTTTTCAATGCCTGTTTTGATTAATTCAATCAGCTGGCTGGCTAATGTAATTATCCCGTCAATCGGGATTGCTTTGTTTGCTTGGTTGCTCATGTTGCGAAGGTATTACGTGTTTTTCTTTAGTTGTGTAATTAGATAGACGTTGTGGAAATAAAGTTAACTCTTAATGGTCAACTCAAACCCATCAGGAAACATAAGCATCAAGCCCGCGAATGTAGGCTTGGAGTTCACAATGTCAAGTATGCCATCCTTGTTGATGTCTGACATTGCAGACCCTACCAACACGCATCCTTTGATGTCACTTTGCCCAGTTTTTGGGTTAATACTTCCAGCGTAATTACCCCAATGAATTAGCACGAATGAGCGATTCGGCACGTTGGTAATGTGTAGGTGTCTGCCATACTTCGCGGAGTGTCTTGGAACGACTTGATACACGCCTTCGGGAATGCAACTAATCTTTGCCGCGTTATCCTTCCAAGCCAGTTCCAAAGTCTTGCATTTGAAATTGCCAATTACCAACTCGCCCAGCGTTTGGGTAGCTGTATACTTTCGGGTAAGTGTTGCTTTAATCATTCGTTGATGTCTTTATAGAATAGTCTTTGTTGATTCACGCTAAACAGCATAACGTGTATCGGCGTTGGCTTAATCACATCCTTGCACACGTGCGGCTCATAGGCAGCAAGTGGGCAAAGCAGGCATGAGATGTAATATGTGATTGCTAATGTGCGCATCAGAACGGAAGCATATCTGCGTCAATATCTTCAACTGGTGCACTTTGCTTTTGAGGTGGTGCACTTTGCCCAGACGTTAGCTTCCATCCCGTTATGCTTGGGTAATACTTGCCGCCATATTCTCTGCCGCCTAAATTTATTTCGACCGATACGCTTTGACCGATACTCAGCCCGTCAAGTAGCCCCGTCTTTTCTTTGGTGAACTCGATCGGGGTCAAATTATTAAATTTATCCTCCGTTGCAATTACCAGC